TAGGTGTTTGCGTACCGTGTAGGGATGAGGTTCATACTGGTTTTGCTTTCGACTTTGCGAGGATGGCTGCACACGATGCATCTGTTCGTTGCAAGGACGGTAAAGGTGGGTTAAGCCTTTACACAATGCCGGGGACGCTGATTTTCGATCAACGGGAAAAGCTAGCGCAGGTTGCTTTGAGTGAAAAGTGTGACGCATTGCTGTTTATCGATAGCGATATGCGGTTCCCACCAGACATCATTGACATCTTGTTAAGCCGCAATGTGCCTATCGTTGGGGTTAATGCTACGACTCGGAGAAAGCCTGTCACACCTACGGCAAAGGTTTTGACTAGGTACATGGATGGCGAGACTGAGGTTCGTAAGTGGTCGAATGTAGATTCTCGCGGTAAAGAGGGAATCGAGGAGGTTACAGCGGTTGGGTTTGGTGCTGTAATGATCCGTAAGGAAGTATTTGAGAAGACTGGTAGACCTTGGTTCGATGCTGGATGGGGTTCTAACGGTGTATGTGGTGAGGATGTATATTTCTGCGTCAAGGCTGGTTCTGAGGGCTTTCAGACGTATGTAGACCATGAGCTATCGATGCACATCAGGCACATAGGCACATACGAATATGGCTGGAAGGACTTTGAGCAGTTAGAGGAATAATATGCCATTTACTAGCTATTCGGACTTAAAGACTACGGTAGCGAATTATCTAGCCCGTAGTGATCTAACGTCGGTTATCCCCGATTTCATCCGACTAGCTGAGGAAAGGCTACGTCGAGACTTGAGAACTCGGCAGATGTTGATTGTCGCAACGGCATCAACTACAGGCGGTGATTCTACTGTTGGACTTCCGACAGACTTCTTAGAGATGCGTGATATTCACCTGAACACGAATCCGGTGACTACATTGCGCTACAAGGCTCCTAATTCGTTCTACGCTGAGTCTCGCGTAACGGATGGAGGTAAGCCAGTCGATTACACAATTCTAGGCTCTGAGATACAGCTAGCACCAACTCCAGACAGCACTTATGTGCTTCAGATGTTGTACTACGGCAAGCCTCCATTATTGTCTAGTACGAACGCTAGCAACATCTTCTTAGCTAATTATCCTGATGCCTTGCTATATGCGTCGCTAGCGGAAGCAGAGCCTTATCTAATGAATGATGCCCGTGTTCAGACTTGGGCAGCCTTGTATGATCGTGCTGTAACTGCGATTACGAACTCTGACCAATCGAGTGAGTACAGCGGTCAACCTATGTCAATGTCTTACAACGTGAGGTGAAATCATGGCAGAAATGTCGAACTACCTAGAGAACGCGCTTATTAACGCTACTCTACGCAATACAGGCTATACCAGTCCAACAACGGTCTATTTGGGTCTGTTTACCAGCGATCCTACAGACGCTAATACAGGTACTGAGGTATCTGGTGGCTCGTATGCTCGTCAGGCTATTACGTTTGGCGCACCTAGTAACGGTGTTACGACGAACACAGCGGCTATTGAATTTCCACAAGCTACTGGCTCGTGGGGAACTGTTGGTTGGGTTGGTATTATGGACTCGTTGACAACAGGAAACTTGCTGTATCACACAGCTTTAGATACCTCTAAAACGATTGCTAGTGGTGATATTTTCCGTATTGCTATTGGTTCGCTATCTGTAACGCTTGCCTAATCTATGTTTGGCTTAAGCGCATTTTCGGAGACACCATTCTCCTCTCTAGGTGGAGGAGCTGTTTTATTTGGTTCTGCGAGTATAGATGCGTCTGCCACAGTTACAGCCAGCGCAACTAGGATTCAATTAGGTTCTGGTTCTATTGATGTAACTGCTACGGTTACTGCTGATGGTATTAGAGTTTTAACAGGTTCTGGCGCAATAGATGGAACTGCGACATTTAGTGCAGATGCAATTAGGGTACTACTAGGAAATGCTGCTGTTGATGGAGTCGCAACTGTAACGGCAGATGCTACTAGGATTCAGTTTGGCGATGCAGCCATTAATGCGACAGGAACCGTTACTGCTGACGGTATAAGGGTTCGTTTAGGTGATGCTTCTATTAATGCAGAAGCCGCCTTTTCTGCTAATGGTGGATTCTTACTAACTGGATCAGGCTCAGTTAATGCAGTAGCAACAGTAACAGCCAATGCAGTTGCTATTTTTGCTGGCGATGCTTCAATAACTAGCAATGCAACATTTGTAGCAGACGCAACTAGGATTCAGTTTGGTGATGCGACAATTACGACTGATGCGACTTTTACTGCTGATGGCATAAGAGTCAGGTTAGGTGACGCAAGTATTAGCGGAACAGCATTTGTTACTGCTAATGGAAATATAATTTATGAAGGAATTGCAAATATTAATGCTGAGGCATTGGTATCTTGTGCTGCAAATGTTGTGCTTGTCGGGGTTGGAAGTATTGATGTAATAGCAATAATTAATGCTAATGGTGTAATTATTGGTGAGGAATGGTCAGATGTTGTTCCTCAATCTGATACATGGACTGAACAAAATGCGGTAGATAATGAATGGACTGAAATACCTGCTGGCTCTGATAACTGGAGTATTGTTTCTGCGAATAGCAATACATGGACGCAGGTTAGTGGAAGTTCTAATAACTGGTCGAGGGTGTAATGCCACTTGTTTTAGCTGATCGAGTAAGAGAAACGACTACCACTACAGGCACAGGCACAATTACGCTTGCTGGTGCTGCTACTGGATTCCAATCATTTTCCGTCATCGGGAATGGGAACACGACGTATTACACAATCGCTGGTCAAGGCACTAGCGAATGGGAAATAGGGATTGGTACTTATACGGCTTCTGGTACTACATTATCTAGAGATACGGTATTAGCCTCTAGTGCTGGTGCGCCCAATAAGACGAATTTCTCTGCTGGAACAAAAGACGTATTCGTAACCTATACTGCTGCTAGATCAGTAAATGTTGACGGTACTTCGATTGATACATTTGGTCTAGGTGCTGCTCAAGGCGATATTCTTTATGCGTCTGGAACAGATAACTTTGTACTGCTCAATAAGAACGCTACAGCAACCCGTTACCTAGCAAATACCGGAACAACTAATAATCCGCAATGGGATCAGATAAATTTATCTAATGGCGTAACTAATACATTGCCTGTGGTTAATGGTGGTACAGGTCAAACAACTTATACAGATGGTCAGCTTTTAATTGGCAATAGCACAGGTAATACGCTTACAAAATCTACGCTTACTGCTGGATCAGGTATTACCATAACGAATGGTGCTGGTTCAATTACGATTGCTTCAGCAGGTGGCTCTGGAACAGTAACTAGCGTATCTGCTGGTGCTGGTATGAGCTTTACCACCATTACGACTAGCGGTTCAGTTGTAATGGGTACGCCTAGTACCATTACGAACACATCAACGAATACCGCATCAGGAACGTCTCATAATCATGCGTTGACTGGCGAGCTTGTTGAGACAACCTCAGGTAGCCCGTTGTATTACGGCGCAAGAGCATGGGTAAAGTTTAACGGTACAGGTACGGTTGCTATCAATGGTTCGGTCAATGTATCCAGCATTACAGATAATGGAACAGGTCAATATACAGTTAATTTCTCAACTGCAATGGCAGATGATACTTATGCTTTAAGTGGTCAGGCTTGCTTTCCAAGCGCACACCAAGGGCTATTGGGGCAAAACTCTACGTTGCAATATGATGCCAACGGAGTTCGTATAGCATCCATTAACTCTGCGGCTGGTACTTTCTATGACTCACCTAGAGTCTCTGTGGTTATTCATAGGTAAATAGGTAAAGTTATGACTAATCAAAGAATAATTTATCAAAATGATGATGGAAGTGTAGCTATCATTATCCCAACGCCAGAAGCATTGCAGACGCTTTCTATTGAACAGATAGCCCTTAAAGACGTTCCAAGCGGTAAGCCATACAAGATTGTTACAGCAGATGATATTCCTTCAGATAGGACTTTCCGCAATGCGTGGGAAGTTGATGCGGCTATTTTGACAGACGGTGTAGGCGCAGATTACGGCGCAGGGTCTGGGAATTATGTTGATGCTTGGGATGAAAATGGCAATCCTATTCTTAGGGAGGCGTAATTTTGATTACGATTAACTTAGATAAAGCAAAAATGATTGCACATGAAAAGCGTCGTTTTGCTCGTTCTGAAGAATTTAAGCCACATGATGAAGTAATCATGAAGCAAATTCCGGGTAATGATTTGCAGCAAGCAGAGATAGCTCGACAAGCAATTCGGGAAAAATATGCAGAAATGCAAGTTGCTATTGAGTTAGCTAATTCTCCAGAAGAAATAAAAGCAATTATTAACGTGTAAAGATAAATTATGGCTACTACAAAGCTAACTTTTGGAGAATGGTTGCCAGATCAGCCCGGAGTAACTGGTGCTGTGACGGATGCGAAGAACTGTTGCCCTGTTGCTAACGGATATGCGCCTATAAGGTCTGAGGCTGATTATTCTGATGCTGCTGCTCAGAATTTGCTTATTACGTTTGGCGGTAAGTTTGGTGGTGAGGTAACTTTATTTGCTGCTGGAGCGACTCAGGTTTACAAGTTTGACTCGTCTGATGCAAGTTTGGACGCATTAACGACAACAGGCTACTCAACTGTAGAGGGTTGGGATGTAACGCAGTACGGGGCAAAGATGATTCTGGCTAACGGTCAGGATAAGTTGCAAGCCTATCAAATTGGCGCATCTACTTACGTTGCTGATCTAGCGGCTGCTGCACCTACGGCTAAGTTTGTGACCGTTGTTCGTGATTTCGTTGTTGCGGCTAACGATGGAACGGATGCGAACAAGGTCTATTGGTCGGATATTAACGATGAGACGGACTGGACTCCGGGTGCAGCTTCTCAGTCTGATACGCAGATCATTCCTGACGGTGGGGATATTACAGGTTTAGCGGGTGGTGAGTATGGTCTGGTCTTTCTAGAACGTGCCATATATCGGATGAGCTACACAGGCTCCCCGTTTTTCTTTCAGTTTGATGCTATCTCAAGGTCTTTGGGATGTATCTCTAATGGATCAATTGCTCAGTACGGTGGGCTAACGTATTTCTTAGCTGATGACGGGTTTTATTCCTGTGACGGTCAATCAGTAAAAGCTATCGGTGCTGAGAAGGTCAATAGATGGTTTTTCGATAATGCTATTCCGGGTGAAATTCCGACTGGAATGAGTACAACTATTGATCCCATACGAAAGTTAGTTATTTGGAAATTCAATAACTCTTTCGGTGGTAAAAGTATGTTGATTTACTCGATCAACTTAGATCGTTGGTCGTATGCTGACACAACAGCTAATGCTATTGCTTATGTATTAACGCCATCAGCTACATTAGAGCAGGTAGATAACTACAATTCAAACATTGACGCATTGGATATTCCGCTGGACTCACGGGTATTTGCTGGTGGTCAGTTACTTTTTGCGGGTGTAGTGGGTGCTAAGATCGTATCTTTCTCTGGTCAGCCAAAGACTGCGAACATAACGACAGGCGATATAGCCATTGGACGGTCTACGGTCACGTTAGTAAGGCCAACTGTGGACGGTGGAAGCGGCTCTGTGGCGATTTCTAGCCGGGATTTGCTCAATGAAGTGGTGGAATTTGGCTCTAACGTAGCGGCTGATGCTGAAAACCGTGTTTCTATCCGTTCTAACGGTGAATATCATCGTCTAAGACTGACTCCTACTGGTTCTAACTGGAAAACAGCGGTAGGAATTGAGGTAGATGTAGTTAAGCAGGGTGATCGATGAGGCAATTCCGTACATTACCGCCATTTGGAGGCGATCAGAGGGCTGTTGCCGAGGTCGTTCGTGGCATTATGGACGGAAAGACCAATAACTCAGGTCTGATTACGCTAGCGACTGGTAATGCAGTTACAACGACCCTATTTGATGAGCGTATAGGCTTTGAGAGCCTTATTTTCTTCGTTCCAGTATCTGCGGCTGCTGAGGCTGATTCGACTCCTTATGGGGCGTTTCAGGACTCTACAGACCAGACAGCGGCTAACACTACAACGGCCTATGCGGTTACGTTTAACACAACAGATTATTCCAATGGAATTTACGTTTCCAATAGTTCTAGGCTAAATGTCAGGAATTATGGGATTTACAACATCCAGTTTTCGTTTCAATTTAAGAATACGTCAAACGATGGTCAGGACGTAGATATTTGGTTCCGTAAGAATGGAACTAACGTAGCTGGTTCTAATAGTAAGTTTTACTTGCCAGCAAGAAAGAATACGGGTGATCCTAGCCACCTGATCGCTGCGATGAATTACGTTCTGGAAATGAACGCAAATGACTATGTTGAGGTAATGTGGCGAGTTAGTGATACTGGCGTTTCTTTGGAGCATTATCCGACTGATACGAGTCCGACTAGACCAGCTACGCCATCAACTATCATTACGATGTCTTACCTTGCACCATCAGCTACAACGAACTTATACGTTTCTACTCAACAACAAGGTCAGGCAACGATTAGTCATTGGGCTAATAGTACGGCTGACAAAACTTACGGATACATAATCGTCGGATGACAGAATGGAAATATATCGAGCCTGACCAACTCAGAAAGTGGTGGATGAGCGTCAAGCCGGG